TGCCAAACCCCGGACGAGTTGTTGATGGGTCAATTACTCTATCTATGGGATTTATTGTATTTCCTGGTAATGTATCTACATCGATCTGTAATAATAATACAGACGGATCGGTAGTCGATGATAGAACTCCTATCACATCTGCATCAATATTTTCTAAATTTCCATGATACTTTAGGCGCATACGCGATATCCCATCATTGAATAAGCCATAGTTGGCAATAACTTTTTCCCAACTATTATTAGCGTCTTTATAGTTTCCATTCTCTAGTAGTTGTACTGTTACATTACCGTTGTTATTTGTGACTTGTATAGCATTATTTCCCGGTGTAACTACAACACTTGTTTGTACCTGTAAATCAGCAAAGAATTCAAATGCATTTGGATCATAATCTAGTGTATCAATATCATTGTATTCATAAATATTATGAATGATATTTCTAATAACATTTTGTCTAGTGACCAGTGCAGGCGGATTAATCCAAATTGGTATTTGGAAGAATAAACTAGCAATATCAATTTGATCCTCAATGCCCGCTGGGATCGATCTACTGGTCCACTGAATGTCAGTAAGTTCAACTGTAGTAATTGTAGTCCAGTCAATGGGATTATCGTTTTGTTGTATCTCTAATGCTGGATTAAACAGAACTAAAATTTGCTCAAGTAGTTGTAATTTCTGATCGGTGTTTGATGTCCATATATCAACTTGCATATTTAACAGATATGGAACTGGCATTAATCTGCCTACACTGTATCTGTTGCCTTGTTCTTCGGTATAGGAACTAGTTACAGGATCCCATTGTCTTTCATTGACTTTAACTGTATCACTAAAAAATGGTTCTTGTAATCTTTGTCTATCAGGTTGTAAACTTTGAATATATGAAGAAATAAATGGTGCTGAATTAACAATATTTTCACTATTGCCTTTCATAATTGTTGCAGCCATTCTTGATACATCGCCATAACGACTCGGAACTTTTATATAGTAATCACTTGTTCCGTCATTTAATTTTTTACCAGTTTTAACATTAAAGCCACTGAAAATACGAATAAACTGAAGCAAGTAACGTCTTACTTGTTCATCATAAAAGTGTAGTTGTCTTAAATCTGCCATTTTTAATCCAATCCATATCGTAATGTGAGATTTACAGTGAATAATTGTATCATAATATTTTTCTTAGTCTATTTTAGGTTTAATTGCTTTTGACAAATTAACACGTGACGTAATTTCAGTGCCATCATCCAATGTAACTATGCCATCATTGTTGATAAATTTATGGTGTAGATAGTTTCCAACTTGCCAAGAGCCGTCATCGTCTTCTATTTTGTACCATTTGTTATCTCTATATTGAAATAATCTATGCGGCGTGTAATCAGTTCTGAGAAAAAATGCATTGTCATCTGGGTATTGTGGAAATGAAATTCCATTTTCGACTGTAGAATAATCGACATCACCGGGATGTTCTGAATTTTCTACTGCAAATTCTAAATTATTTTTTCTATAATCATAGTATCTACCCGGTACATTTTCCTGTGCTTCTGCAATTATCGCTTCATTTATATCAAGTTCTTTATTATATGTTGAAAGTAAATTCTTCAAGTCATCTACTTCTTCGCCAGTTCCAAATATATCTGTATACTCTTGTGTATCTTGTAGTTGTTTACAACGTATACGCCATATATGTGGCCACCATCCTGGATCAAAACCTTCTGATGATTTCGAACCTTCTTGGACAACCCAATATTGATTTACTGCTTCTGCTTCTTCGTCAAGTAATAGATCCTCTCTCATGTGAGGCAATTCAATTACATCTCCTGTCATAAGTTTTCTACCAATTCTTTCAACCATGTCATTTATATGAACTTGAAATATACTTTGGTCCGTTCCCAAGAACATACCAAATTGTGATAGATCAAAGTCTTGGTCGTTGACAGTATATGTTCCACGCAACTCAAAAATTGTAGTTTCGTATCGTCTATCTCTATTTTCCATAAATAATAAGTCTTGGATGGGTGGATTCGCAGGGTCATAGTTGGGATCAGATTCATCAACTGATCCTATATACTTGTGTACAAGTAATGCAGTACCGCCATGTTCAAAATGTGCTTTCACCATTTTGTCAATGAACTTATAGTCATTACCTTTGCGTGGGTTCCATAAACTTAATCTTGGCATCATTTTTTCCTTGACTTATAATTGTATTTATCATATACTAACATTAAGTATTGGGGAGTAAACATCGTGGAGAATAAAATGGTATCTGATGGTACATTAGTAATGCGGGATGTAATTAATCCTACTACAATTTCACAATTTAAATTATGGGCTACTAATCCAGAAAGGTATCACCGTGGTAATGCAGTAGATGGCAATTACTATAGCAAACATGACGGCGAACGGGAGTATGCTGTATGGTGGACAACACAGCCACCAAGAGAGATGTGGGAGCCAGTTGTTTGGCAATTATATAATCAAATAAATAGGCTATTCGGTATTAATGAATGGGATATTCATGTAGTTGATTGCATTTCAACTCGTCCATCATCGAATAAAGTATATGCTCATATTGACACTCCATATCGTTTCGAGGAGTTTGCCGAAAGTTATGAAACTCTTGGCGTTCAAATTATCATTCCTCTAGATGACTTTACATTAGAGAATGGTGGCACTGCGTATCTACCTGGTTCTAGTTTAGAACGAATTAATTATAAGGACTTAGAAGAAAATAGAGAACATTATAACCATAGACTAATTACTGAGGGGCAGCAATTTCTTGCTAAACCAGGAGATGTATTGATGTATGATGGTAGAACTTTGCATAGTACTATGCCTAATAACTCAAATGACTTTCGAAGTGCATTACTGATAAATGCATTGAAGTCTGATATTATCCCAAGGGTAAAAGAACTTGATGGTAATACTGATTTTGTTAAAAATTAAGAAAAAACTTGACAAATCTTTATATTATTATATACTAACATTAAATAGGGTTAAGGAGTGATTCGACATGGTAGCAACTTTAAAACGTAAAAAATCTAAACCGGCTAGGACGCCTAAGTTTGTAGATGAAAAGTACACAGGCCCAGAACCGGAGTGGCTATATGCAGATGATATGTCTGCAGAAGAATACTACAGGGAACGGTGCCGAACTACATTTTATTATAACTATTACTTTACACAGAAGGACGGCAAGCCTTGGGTAATAGATTGGATGAGACAAAACGGATACACCAAGGAACAAGTATCGGCTGTTAAAAATATATCTGACGTATTAATACCAATGACAGTCTGTTCATATACTAGAGCGTTGGTGAAAGGTATGCCAGTAAATCACAGTGGTATGACAGCATATTTGGAAACATTGCCTGGAGTAAGTAATAACACCATGCGTGATGCTGATATGTATGTTAAAGAAAAACTGGAAGATCTCATTCGGCGTGGCCTTGAAGTAAAAGAAGCGAAGATTGAAGACGCAAAAATAAAGGATGTCCAACGTCCTAACATTCAACAATTGCTCAAGGAAAAATCAATGGATATGGCAAATGACATAGATGATTTTGTTGACCAATTTGATTATAAAAAATCTACATTAAATAATTTTGATCCATTTAAAATTCTTAAAAAAGTTGATGCAAAAGGAAATCACGCAAAGTGCATACAAGGGATGTATGAAGGTGCGTATTCTGAAATTGATATGCTACTGAACCCACCGAAGCGCATGACTGATACCAAGAAGGATGATTACGAACAAATTAAAGAAGGTTACAATCATCTTAAAAAAGATCAAATCAAAAATATGTGGATAATGTATCGTAATATTCTAGATGCATGTGATATGATTATTCAAGAAAGTAAAATTAACCGCGCCCCACGTAAGAACAAACCACAGAGCAAGGAAAAGATCGTATCTAAGGTAAAGTACTGTAAGCAAGATACATCAACGAATAGTGTAAGTCAGAAACCATTGGAATGTTTAGACGCTCAAGCTATTATGACATATAATACAAAGACACGCAAGTTGGGTATATATTATCCTGCAGATAAAAATTCATTGTCATTTAAAGGAACAACCCTTATTAACTTTGATGAAAATAAAAGTGTCCAAAAAACTATGCGCAAACCAGCGGAACAGATATCCATGTTTAAAAAGGTTGCAAAGCGTTCATTGCAGAAAGAGTTTAGTGCAGTTAAGAGTGTTGAAACAAAAATGAACGGAAGGTTTAATGAACAGACGTTGATACTAAGGATTTTTTAGTTTCTGATAAATACTGTATATCGGAGATAAATTATGCCTGAAACCAGAAATAAAATTAAGAATGATGTAATCAAACAAATCAGACTATTGCTTGGCGATGGGATGATTGATATAGAATTGGATCCGGAGCATTATGATGTTGCATTGGATATTGCTCTTTCTAAAATAAGACAACGTTCAGAAAATGCAGTTGAAGAAGATTTCTATGCGTTAGAATTAAAAGAAGATGT